TGACCATCGAACGCGGCATCCGATTGAAGCGCGATAGTCTCGGAGACGACGGCGATGCGCTGACCGGCCGCGTCCATGTCCGTCGTGATTTGGATCGTCGCTGCGGCAAGCTTGGTATCCGCCGCAACCGCCATCATCGAAGACGTGATCGCATCTTGAAGCGATACGAACTGGATCCGAACCGGAGCCGCGGTCATCACGGACAGAACGGAAATCGTCTCGGACGCAGACAAAGAGCGCACGGCACTTGCCGTGGCGTTGGACGAACAGGCGATCGTCTCGGAGGCGATCCCTATCCGCTGCCCTGCTGCCGTCGCCGCAGACGTGACGGAGGCTGTGGCGCTGGCTGTTAGAACATAGCCAGAGCCATATAAGCCTTCGCCGTAGTCTGCGACGCCGTAATCAGCCACTGGTCATCAATCCAGCGTGATCGTGAGGGTTGACGCGTTGAAGCGCAGAACGTCGCCGCTGCTGATCGTCTTCGACGTGTCGAGATCAGCGAAAGCGATCATGTTGCCGCTCGTCGAGGCGTCGAAGATCGCCGCAGCCACGACCGTTCCCCAGTTCGCCGTAGCGGTCGGGAACTCGATCGCGGCGCTGTTCGTTGCCTGCGTCGGCGCTGTTCCGGAGACGGTGAACGTCGCACTCTGGCGCGCGTAGGAGCCGCCGGAGACCTCAGTTCCACCGCCACCTTCACCGGGGGCGACAGTGTAAAGGGCAACAAACCAAGACGTCGGGCGCGTAGCCGAAGCCGTGGTGAAGAGCCAATCGAGGACAAGATCCTCGGCGTAGTTGGAAAGACCGGCCATCAGTAGACCCTCCTGGTGCGTGCCACCAGCGGCGAGCCGCTGTGAAGCGATTTCTGGGCTTCGTCATTCAACGCCTGCACTCGTCCGGCGTAGATCGAACCGAAAACCGAGATGCGCTGATCGTCGAGAAGGAACGGCGCGGCATGGGTCAGCGCACCGTAGAGATAGACGTCCGGAGCTCGCGTCAGGAGCCAGTTCGTCGTGTTGTTGTTGGTGAGGGCCGGGATGTTCCGGTAATAGACCATTTCGATGTCGACATCGTCGGTCGGAGCCGGAACGAGTTCGATAGCACCGTTCATCAACGAGTAGAAGTGAACGAAATCGAAACGCCGCTCTTTCTTCACGATATCGGCTTCGTCGAGCGTCACATACCGCAGCGGGCTCTGCCCGTCCACGATCTGCACGTTGATCGCTTCGACCCAATCGGACGGCAGCTGCACGAACTCCGCGTTACTCGTCGCCTCGGCGCGCACGATCTGCTCGCGGCAGCGCAGGCGCGTGTTCAGATCCGCTTCGCAGAACTGAATGAACATCGGGATCTGAGACGTCAGATCCTGACGGTTCAGATAGTCCGCAACCGCGCTCTGGAGCGACGAGTAGTTCGTGATCGTCGTCATTGGACGTGCCTCCACGTCTTTCGCGTCTGAATATTCCAGACGGATCTGTAATTGATCCCATACAGATCGCAGTATTCACGCGAGGTAAGGACTTTTGCCCTTATGTGTCTCACCGCATCAGGTGTGATTTTTGCGGTGTTCACATCAACGCCCTTTTTCTGCCTGGCCTTTGCCACCATATCTCTTGAGTTGTCAGCGGGAGATCCGACAAACAAGTGATCTGGGTTGACGCATGAAGGCACATCGCATTTATGGCAGATGATCTTTCCATCCTCAACAGGACCGCATTTGAGCTCGTATGAGATGCGATGCGCCTTTTTGGTTTTTCCACGCAACCAGAAGTGGCCGTGACCGGATGGCGTGGCACCGCCTGTCCAAAGCCAACAACCGCTGGTTGGCTCTGGAAGCACAAAGCTTTCAAAACGGTCCATTTCTGCCTTAGAGAGCATCAACTCGTCATCCAGCTAGTTCTATAAGGCCGAGCTTCCTCGCTCTTCAGCCACTTACGCATCGCGGCCTTGTCGTCGAGAATGCCCTTCTGGCGCAGATCAAGATAGACCATCATCGGTAGGCTGGCGACCTTGACCATGTCGCCGCTCTTCTGGGTCCGAGAGGTCTCGTTCATCTGCGCCGCGTTGATCTCGGGCAGATTGCCGAGCTCGACCGTCGTCTCGAAAACGAGCTTCTGGTCGGACGTGATATGAAGTTTTTGGAGGGTTCCGGTCAAACTGTCATACGCCAGATTGAACGAAGCCGGAGCATATTCCTCAGACATCTTCTCTCCACGCTTTCATCGTGCGGACATCAGAGATCCGACTACGAGTTACTCCATATTTGCGCGCCAGAACAGAATTCGAACATTTGGAAGTCCGAATTTCTCGCACGTCCGCCCAAGTTAGCTTGTTTGTTTTGCTCATCTCCCCCAAACGGCTTGGCATGCGATTGCGTGCATAGGCGTCAATCACATTCTGCTTTTGTGTTCCAAAATACAAATGCTGAGGATTGATGCAGATCTTCACGTCGCACTTGTGCAGCGCGTTGAGGTCGCCGCCATTGCCGTGCTCTTGCTCACAGACATAGCGATGAACCCGCAAACTCTTTGCGCGCTTGGTGACTGGATCTTTAACAGTCAACTGCGGATAGCCGCTTGAGCCACACGCGCCGATCCACAACCAGCAGCCGCTAGTTGGCTCCGGAAGAGTGTAGTGGCGTATGCGCTCATCTATATTCACTTGCGTTCTCCGCATAAGTCGGGGGGCGCACGAAGCGCCCCCCTTCTTTCGTTACGACGCGATGAGGTTCGCGATAACGGCGTGAGCGTTCTGGTTCTTGATACGCAGGCCGTACTCGACCACCATTTCCTTCTTGTCCGAGTCGCCGGTCTTGGCGATGTCGAACGTGCGGAAGGGACGGAGGTAGGAGACGGAGGCGTATTCCGGATCCAGAACGAAGGCGAAGTTGCCCGGCTGGAAGCGGTTCGGAACGATCGCCACCTCGCCGAAGTCCGACAGGTAGACGTCGGCCGTGGCGATGATCGCAACCGGCTTCACCTGGTTGTAGGTGACGCGGTTCGGAGCGATACCGACGAAGCCCGAAGCGACCGTCTTGTTGTAGGCGTTCACCATGAACACCTTCGGGTCGCCGCCGTCTTCCCAGACCTGCTGAATGGCAGTCTTCAGCATCGTCTCGGTCAGAGCGACGTCCGTCGAGGTCGACAGACCCGTCCACGCCGTGTCCGGATAGCCGTTGCCGTTAGCGCCCGACATCTCGGAAACGGTCGCGCCGTTCGCCTGATAGTTGTTGAGCAGCCAGGTCGGCAGACCGGCGGTCTTACGCGCAGTGGAGTTGTTGCCCGCCACGCCAGCCTGGTTGCTGGTGAGGATGGCTTCCATGTCGCGCTTGAGTTCCTTGGCCTTTTTGGCGGTCTCGTAGGCCATCAGGGTACGCATTCCGGCCGTGTCGACAGCGTCGGCAGTGCCGGAGACCGAAACGATCTTCGTGGAGATCTGCGTGTAGTTGGCCGTGCGGACGGTCGCAACGAAGTCGGCATCGCCGGCGGCGGCACCTTCGATCGCGGCGTTGGTCGTGTCGGCCGCAGCAAGGGTGTCCTGCTGCCACTCGAAGTAGGTGTTGCTCGCCGTGTCGCGGCCGATGTTCGACATGAACGGCGTGTCGACGGGCGAGATGTCGTAGATGATGTTCGACAGGTCTTCGCGGATCGCGTTGACGTTGTCGTAGGTCGTAGCTTTCGTGACCGAGGTCATGGGTTATCTCCTATCGAGAAGACCAAAAAGTCTGGCGGCGTCATCGACGCTGCCGGTTCCTTTGAGACGCTGTCTCATTCGCTGGACTTCGGTCGCCTGCTTGGGAGTCGAGGCCGTGGATCCCGCCTTCATCGGCTTCGGTCCCGTCGCCTGTTGAGGCTTGGGCCGGTTTGCCATGAGGGCGTCGTACCGACGCGCCTTTTCAAGCACAAGGATCGCTCGCGGGTCGTATGCCTGCGCCAATTCTTCGGGGCTGTAACCGACCGTCTGGCCGTAGTCCCGAAGCTGGTTGCGCGCAGCTTCCCACTTCGCCTGATCCTTCCACTCCGGCATCTTCTCGAGGAGGAACTGACGTCCCTGCTCGACCTGTTGCCGAAGCATTGCCTGCTCCTGTTGAGCCTGCATAGCCGCCAGACGTTCCCGTTCGGCTCTCGTCGCGGCCAGGCGCTCCTTGTAGTCGCGCCATTGCTTCTCAACGATGGGGAAATTGAGAGGATCTTCGCGGTGCAGCTGTTCCCAGTTCGGTTCTTGCGGCATCAGCTGGGTCAGCTGCGCCTCGAGAGCCGTGAGAAGCTGGCCGTACTGAGCCCGCTCGACTTCCACCTGTTGGCGATCCGCCTCGAATGCCGTCGCCTCTTCCTTGAGGCGCTGCATCTTCCGCGAATAATCGGACTGCCTTTGGTAGCCTTCCAGAGCCTCTTTCAACGGCACTTCTACGGTCTTGCCGTCAATCTTGACGGTGACGAGAGTGTCGGGAGAGAGTTCCTTCTGGTCTCCTCCGTCGTCCTCGACGCCTTCGGTCGCTTCACCGTCAGGTGACGCGGACTGATC